ACGTAGCCGCGACTCGGCTCCGACGTGTCCTCCGTCACCGTGTACTTTGCCCGGATGGCACGCAGCACGGACAACACACGAAGCAGGTCTTCGACCGTTGTCCAGCCGCACATCTTGTTGATGATCATGGCCTCATCCATGCCGCAGTCGTTGACGCGGGCGAAGTACTGCGACGGCTGCAGATCGTCCCATGCCTTGGAGCGACCCGGCATGTACAGCACGTGCGTGGGCATGTATTTCTTCGCCTGGAACAGCTCCATCAGCTTCTCGGTGAAGTGCAGCGCCTTGTCCACGTCCTGTGCCTTGTGCTTCTTGGGGTGTCGCGCGACGTACTTGGTGATCTGGCCTTCGAAGTAGCCGAGGCCGTAGATCGCTACGAAGTCCCAATGTTCGAACGAGGTCTTGTAGTGATTGCCGCCGACTTGTTTTGCGTTTGCGTGGTTCATGCGCGTTGCTCCAGGGTTGCGCCCGTTGCGGGCGTGATGTTGAACTCCTCGAACGCAGCGAAGACCAGCGCGGTCGTGAGTTCACTGGCGCAGTCGGGGATACGTGCGTTGATCAGCCAGCCGAGATACCGCTCGACCGTCTTGCGGAGATATGTGTTGCCCATGCGAAGCTCCTCCATGGCCCACATGGCACCCTCTACACGGTCGGCCCACTTCAACAGCACGGCCAGTTCGGGATCGAGGTCGCCCAAATCCGGACGGAATACCGGCTGCAAGTCCTCTTCGATCTCGTCCAGCAGCGGCCCGAGGGACGGGTGCGCACGCTTGATCGGGCCGGGGATGTCGCCCGTGTAGAGCTCGGGCAGGTCGTGATGCATGACGCGATGGTACAGTTCGAGCATGTCGGTCGGCAAATACCCTTGACCTTCCGTGGCCTGCTTGATGAGCATCAGCATGTTGAACGTGTGCTGGCCGACCGTCTGCGTACGGATGGTGCGCATGACGTGGTACCGCTGCACGTCGGCCGCGTTGCGGTACACCTGGGCTTCGGTGAGTTCGGGCATCATGCTTGCCCCTTGGACATGCGACGCACGAGCCATTGGGTGCACGCGACTTGCCAGTCACCGGCAGCGATGTTCTCTGCGTAGTGCAACGCGAGCTTCCAGTCCTTGTCCTTGTAGGCTTCGTACGCGTCCATCACGGGCTGTACCACTTGCTTGAAGAAGTCCGTTTTCCACTGGTACTGAGCGGTCTTGTGGTCGCCCGACTCAAACAGTGCGCACAGGGCCACGCAGTCTTCGAGCACGCTCAGCGCTTCGGCCGGAGTCGCCGCAACGGTCCAGGGCTGCACGTCGGGCGTCATGTACGGGTTGTACTTGTCGCCGTGCTCGTGCGTGCCGTCCAGGAACTTTTGCCAGAACGGGTTGGACGGGTACACGTGGTAGTTCCAGGACTGCTGGACGTAGTACCCGACCTCGACGCCGACAGCGGTCGCGATGACCTCGTGCAGCATGCTGAATTGCACGGCGTTGGCACCGTATGCGCCCCAGATGGCGTCGTTGCTGCGATTGCAGACCTGCATGTCGAGCGCGCCGTCTTCGATGTTGAACATCACCATGTCGTTGCACGGCATGTCCTTGGTGATGCGAAGCATGTCCTGTGCCGGATCCCAGATGGACATGACGACCTGCCGGCTGTCGGGCTTATCACGCAGCAGGTTGATGGCACTGATGATCTGGTCGCATTCGCCAGTGTCGTCGGCCCAGTGGCGCAGACGGCGGCCGTAGGCCCCGTGCAACGTCACACCGTCATCGCTGAAATCGGCGTAGCGGTTCAGGTAGTACGCCGGGAGCGCGAGCCTGTTGCTACCGCCTAGGATCCAGAGCGATTCCATCAGGTGGAAGAACGGGTTGGCGTCACGCACCTCGTCGAACAGCACGCGCCGGGTCGGCGTGCGGTAGATGGTGCTGACCGGACCATTCATCTTGATGGTCTCGATGCCACGAGACACACGCTTGACGCCGTGGTCTCGCAACAGGGACAGGCCCAGCGGCAGGGCTTCGTTGACATTGTCAACGGCGATGGTGGCCCCGAAGGGGCCATTACGTGATTGATTGTTCATGGTCAGATTCCTAGAATGTCGTCGACGGTGGGCTCGGTCAGACCGAGAAGATGGAACACGGTCTCCCGTGCTTGCTTGAACTGTAGCCCATATGCGTTCAGGCCACTTCGTTGCAGATTGTTGACCCAGCTGCGTGCGCTGCGGGCCTTGCTGTAGATGTTGCGGGGGTCGTATGGTTGGTCAGCCTTGCCCATGCGCTTGCGGCGCGCGAGCATGTTGGCGTGGCACTGTTCCTCCGGAGTGTCGAGGTGGATGAAGTGGGCGTCAAGAAAGTGCATGGCCATGCGGGTGCATGTCTCGACGCCCGGCGTGATCAGGCCCTCTGCAAACACGGTCTCATGGCCGGTCTTGCGCTGGCGTTGGATCTCGCTGAGCACGTCCTGATACGGCGCAATGAGGTCAACGCCCCCACAGGTAGCCCGGTACCGACCCAGCAGGGTCACACCCCTAGCCGTATGCGTGGACGCGGCCCGTGGGAGCTTTGGGTGGCGGTCGTACAGCGTCTGACCACCAGCGGCAGCAATGACCGCACGGGCCAACGTGCTCTTGCCGCTACCGTTGGTACCGTGGACGTAGACGAGGGTGCTCATTCACTGAACACTTTGTGTGCCTCTGCCAATGTCTTGGGCGTCCAGATGCCGCCAGCGTACAGGCCATCCAGCAGCGCGCGCACCTCGTACTGCCCCGTGTTGCCGGTGCCCAGCAGGCGACGCCACGCCTTCCACGAACGTAGTCCCATGCGGTGCTTGCCCTTCACGTGCTGCTTGAATACGCAACACACGGTCTCGGCTTCCTGCAGCGCCAGCTTCACGCCCGGGGCCTTGCCCTTGTACGGCACCTTCTGGATGTGCTGGGTGATCTCGTTCATGACCTCACGTAGTCTGTGCTCATCCAGCGGCGGGTAGTCGTCCTGGAACACCGCGTAGTCGATCTGCTGCTCGATCAGGCACGCGCCCTGCTTCGGCACCTTGGGCATGTACCTCTCGCAGCCCGTGAAGTCCACCGGCATGTCGAAGACCGTGTCCCACACGTCGGCCAGCTTCCAGATGAAGTAGTCGCCCATTTGCGGGAACCCTTTCATGTTCTCGCGCACGTCCATGTACGTCCGGCCGTAGGTGCCTTCGATGAGCACTTCGGGACGCGACAGAGACCAACTGGCCAGCGCCTTCAGCCCGGCCTGACCACGGAAGTGCCGTCGCTCGGACGCACGTTGCGCGGTCGGGTACACGGACTTCAGGTATCGCCAGAACTCCTTGCCCTGGAGCTTGCACGCCACGGCAGCGATGGCTGGGTTGTAGTACGTGCACCACGCCATCACGTACCGCAGACGCGTGGCGTGGTCGAGCTTGGCCCGCTTCAGCAGCAGGTAGCCCGGGTCGGCGTCCTCGTACTCGAACAGGTCGGTCGCGAAGTCGCGCCAGTTGCCCGAGTAGTCACGCGAGGCGAGCGATTGCACGTTCATAGTTCTTGCTCCAGGTTGCGGCACTGCCGGTCTCGTCGAGCCGGTCGATGTTGCCAGGGGTTGTGAAAAAGTAGTCCTGAATGGTGAACGAGTCGTACCCGATACGGGTCAGCGCCTCACCCATGCCGACGTTCATGCGGGCCTCTTCGGTGAGCTCGGCCAGCGCACTCACACGGTACCCCGCTACCATCGGTAGTGTCGGGTTGTTGATGCTGGTGACGTGATCGCTGGGTTTGGTCTTCAGTTTCCACGGGCGCTTCCATGCCTCGGGCGGGACGTACACATGGCCGTAGCGGTCGAGCAGGCGCTCCATGTAGTTCCAGAGTCCGTGGTGCTGCGCTTCGTTCATGAAGCGTGCCTCGGTCATAGGCCCCTTGCCGTTCCAGTGGGTGCGGTGCAGCAGACCCACTCCTCCGACCAGCAGCACCACCTTGGTGGCCCCGCGTTCGATGCACGCCTGAAGCACACGGG